AATTTATAGATTGGCCAGATTGTCCAAAATATAGAGTAGTGAAATTATCAGACCTGATAGATCGCAAAGAAGAAATTATGAAATCTAAAATGTATCTAAAGGTACACTTAGATATAGATATCAGTTTTGAAGAAGCAAATTTTATTAAAGAAACATTCATGTCAGATTATGACATACGAGAAATAAGTTTAATACAGGACAAGACTAATCTCGATGGTACATATGAAGATAACCCTGAAACAAAATTTGAAAGTGTAGATCAAATAGTGCTAGAACAATTACTAAATTTAGAATACGAACAATTTAACAAAAATATGTTGTTAGACATATATAAAAATTTATGATACTAGATTGTTTTTTATTTTCTCACGAAATTGATATATTAGAAGGTAGATTAGAATACCTATACGACAGTGTAGATTTTTTTATCATAGTCGAATCTAATCTTACTCATAGTGGAGAAACAAAACCATTAAGATACCTAGAAAATATTCCTAGATACAAAAAATATTTAGATAAAATTTTATATTTTCCTTTCTATGCTAATCGCAATGATTATGACTTTGAGCGTAAACCAATCAATGACCACGACTTTGAAGCAGGCACATGGAAAATTGAAAATGCTCACAGAAATTATATCAGTAACGCTCTAAGATTTTTTCCAGACAACGCTACGATTATAATCAGTGATCTAGATGAAATTCCTCATAAAAGTTGTATACCGATGGCTGAATCATCTTTCACAACCGATTGGTTAGCCTTTGCGTTAAATCAAACTTACTTTGCCTATAACTTTCACCAAAAATTAAATGCCACATGGCGAGGCAGCGTAATAACAAAAAATTGGTATGCTCAACAGCAAACTCCGCAATGGCTTAGATATCAAAGGTATCTCATGCCTTACTTTCCCGAAGGTGGATGGCATCTTACCTATTGGGGCACCATATGGGACATACAAAAGAAATTAAGTTCATTTGCACACCAAGAACTTAATAATGAAAAATACAATAATAGTGATTATATTAAACAACATATAGCTCAAGGTAAGGATCTATTTGAAAGAGGACAAGAATATGTCAAAGCAGATAGGCACGAAGTACCAGAAGATGTTAGACTTATTTTTGAAAAGTATCAACAGGACTTAGACAGAGACAATGTTTAAAATTAAAAATCTTACCGTGAAAAACTTCATGAGCGTGGGTAATCAAACTCAAGCCGTGGACTTTGACAAACAATTCCTTACATTGGTGCTTGGATCTAATCTAGATCTCGGAGGAGATGATACAGGATCTCGGAACGGAACAGGTAAAACTACTATAATCAATGCGCTGAGTTATGCGCTATACGGACAGGCACTTACTAATATTAGAAAAGAAAATCTTATCAACAAAATAAATGGTAAGAACATGTTAGTAACAGTGGAATTTGAAAAAGGTAATAGCACATATCGTATAGAGCGAGGACGCAAACCAAATCTCTTAAGACTGTTTGTCAATGAAACACAATTAAAAACAGAAGATTCAGAAGATGAAAGCCAAGGTGACAGCAGAGAAACTCAAAAAAGTATAGATGATCTCTTAGAGATGAGTCATACCATGTTCAAACATTTGGTGGCTTTGAACACATATACTGAACCTTTCCTGAACATGAAGGCAGCAGACCAAAGAGAAGTTATCGAACAATTGTTAGGTATTACTTTATTAAGTGAAAAAGCCGAACTTTTAAAAAATTTAAACAAGCAGACCAAAGACCTAATTCAACAAGAAACTAACAAAATCGAAGCTATAAAATCAGCAAACGAAAATGTACAAAAAAGCATTGATAGTCTAGGTATTAAAAGCAATGCCTGGGACACCAAGCACCAAACTGATTTAGAAACTCTTGGTCGTGCCATTGTAAATTTAGAATCGGTGGACATAGAAGCAGAATTATCTGCTCATCGTGATCTACGACTATGGTTAGAGAATGATAAGAAATTAACTCAATTACGAAAACAACAGGCTACACTAGAAACTGCCATAGCACAGGCCGAGAAAACTGTAAACAAATATCAAACTGAAGTTGAAAAATTAAAAGACAAACGCTGTCACGCCTGTGATCAAGAATTACACGATCATAAACATGAAGAAATGTTAAACGAGGCTCTAACACATAAGGTAGAAGCAGAAACATACGCATTAAAGGTAGTAAATGACCTTGGCCTTATCATTAATGAAATCGAACCTATACTGAAACAGCCAAAAAAGCCAGAAACATTTTACGATACAGAAGCAGAGGCACTAGGTCATAAGAATAATCTAGCGAACTTAGAAAAGAGTCTACTGGAAAAAGCAAATGAAACTAATCCATTCGAAGAACAAATAGAAGAATTAAAGAATACTGCTATACAAGAAATTGATTGGACTACTGTAAACGAATTAACCAAGTTAAAGGATCATCAAGAACTATTGTATAAACTTTTAACTAATAAAGATAGTTTTATTAGGAAAAAAATAATCGATCAAAATTTAAACTACCTAAACAAACGCCTAGGATATTATATTGATAAGTTAGGTTTACCTCATATTGTAAAGTTTCAAAATGATTTAACTGTGGAAATTACTCAATTAGGACAAGAACTAGACTTCGATAACCTAAGTCGTGGTGAACGAAATAGATTAATTCTATCAATGAGTTTTGCTTTTAGAGATGTTTGGGAAGGAATATATCAAAGTATCAACTTACTGTTCATAGATGAACTGGTAGACTCGGGCATGGACTCTGCTGGAGTAGAAAGTGCTTTAGCTATTTTAAAGAAAATGAGCAGAGAACGCGGTAAAAACATTTATCTAATCAGCCATAAAGATGAACTACAGGGCAGAGTTAACAGTGTGCTTCGTGTAATCAAAGAAAATGGGTTTACAAGTTATGCCAATGACGTAGATTATGTCGACTGAAAAGCAAGACAAATATAAAGAATTATATTCAAAATATATAGAAAGGTCTGTTGACCTACATAATCTCAATTGCCAATTTGAAAAAAGTAAAGGTTATAGAATATGAAGAGAAATAAGAAGTACTCTTAAAGACCTTATAACAATTCAAAAAATGTTGATCGCCGCAAGTAGGTATGCATATAAAGAAGCTTTAGAGAATTATAAGGTGAGGCAAAAATATCTCAAAGAACAGGCCAAAAGAGAAAAAAAAATATATAGATATAAAAAGAAAATTACAACAAAATGAATGTATTTGTTCACAATGTTAATCCTATACCTATAGTTAAAATAGATCTGCAACCTCACGAATTTATAACTCTAGAAGAAGTTAATAAGTTGAAAGAATTAGAATTGTATGATAAATTCAACATGGGACTAAGCGTTTCTTATAAATTAATAGAAGAAACCGGATTGGAAAGAATAGGTCAAGTATTTGATAGATATGTTGATTATTATGTAAAACAGATCTTAGGATTAGAAAATAGATTTTCTAGAACGCAATCATGGCTTACTGTACATAATGAAGGATCTGAACATCATAACCATTTTCATCCTAACTCTATGATAGCTGCGGTGTTATACTTTAATGAGACAATGACAGCCGATCCCATGGCTCCATTAATTGTAACCATACCCGGCACAGATAATATATTTCCAAATTTTAAGTTTTTAATGGATATAAATGAAAATAATATGTACAACTATACCGAATATACATTATATCCTATAACCAATAGAATGTTTATTTTTCCAGCGCATTTAATGCATAAGACTTTGCCAGAGAACGGAAATATCAAAAGATATGCCATAGGGACAAATTATTTTATAAATGATAGCATACGCTTATATTCTGTTCTAGAGAATATCAAGGTATCAGTCTCAGCGAATTAAAGGAAATAGTATGGATACAACTACAGCACAATTACAAAGATTATTTGAAGAGTTTCTAAAAGAAGATGAAAAATTTTCAAGCGGAAACTCGGCAGCAGGAACACGAGCTCGTAAGGCTTTGGCGGAAATGTCTAAGGCAGTTAAGACAAGACGCAATGAGATAACCGCGGAAAAAGCAGCCCGTAAGGAAGCCAAGACCGCAAAATGATCAATGTCTTGGTCATATCAAGGTAGAATAATAGAAGAATTACCCGAGGACTGTGTTGGATTTGTTTACCTCATTACCAATACAGTCACAGAAAAAAAATATATAGGCAAAAAACTAAGTAAATTTTCTAAAACAACATATAAAACTATCAAACTAAAAAACGGTAATAAAAAACGTAAACGTATAAAATCAAAAATAGACTCAGACTGGCAGACATATTACGGCTCAAACGATCAATTAAATCAAGATGTGGCCACATTAGGTGTAGATAAATTTACAAGAGAAATTTTGTATTATTGTAAATCTAAAGCAGAATATAGTTATATCGAGGCACGCGAACAATTCACAAGAAAAGTATTAGAATCAGACGAATATTATAACGGACAGATTAGTGTTCGTGTACATGGCTCACATATCAAAGGCAAATTACTCGGTTAACGGCTAGCGCAGGCTAACTTCATGCGCCCTAGACCTGGACTCTATGTCGCAGGGACGGAATGCTCACCGCCGTAGTGAGAACTCAACCACTACCCTACCCGGATGAAGATCACTAAGCCGTGATTTGGTTGTTTGAATAGGTAACAACAAGGCAAAAAAGAAGGGTAATTCCCTAACGGACATATAGACGTCTGCGTGTTTATATGTGCCTGCCGTCGGAAAAGACTGAGCTCGTGGTACCGGCCGACCGCCACTGTAACGCTCTAATGCAGAATGACTTGAAGAACTCAGATGATGCTCAAGCCAAACTTTGCCCGCCCTGGGCAAAGAATGACCATTAAATCTAGATGATACTAAACATCTTCGATGTAAAAAATGCGATGAGTGCTAACGAAGAGCAAACGAACGTAGTTCGTTTTAATATATCATATATAAATAGATTTAATATATCTTTAGGAATAGCTAT